TACGTCTGAGGCCGCTGGTGTCCACGCTGCTGCGTTGATGGATGGAATGAATAGATGCTCAGGCATTGAATGGCTCGACTCACCTGAGTATGCTGAGGTAGTTTACAGGCTGCTCACGTCAAGTGTCGAACAGCTTGAGGCTGAAAGCCAGTTCATACCAGCTTGGAAAGTAGCAGCGTGAGAAAAAGAATGCTTAATTATAGCAAGGGGGGGCATCGGGGACGAGGCTTGGATGAGTATGTAAGTACCTACCGACCCCAAATATATTTAATTTTTACGTTAAAGTAATAATGTTGACCTTTTATGGAGAAAGATAATGGTAACAAGAGAGCGCACAATACAGTTAAACGAAGCCCAAAAGTCAGCAGCTATACAGACTTTTGCTTATACTGCACAAGAGGCCACCCTTCATATATACAAAATTCTTTCTACTGGCGCCAATCTGTTTACTTATTGTGGTGAGATTACGTTACAGAAGGCGATAGAGCGGAGAAGGGGCTGTGTAAAGATGGCAAAACAGGCGTTGCGTGGTTTTATTGTATAATTTTGTAGTTTTCTAATACTGGACATATTTAGTGGAGAAAGAAAATGGATAAGGTAAAACGAGATAAAGATGGGATTGTTGCCCTTGAGAATGTACCGGCGATACTGGACGAAATCATTGATTGGATTAACGCCCGTGACGAGCATATTGAATTTATCTTAACTAAACTGAAAGATATTGGCACGGCTGTAATATCGCTTGAGAAAAAGGTTAATCCGTTGCAAGAAGTCAAGCCTTCTATTGAGCAGGAGCTTGAGTCGGGGCTGGACGAAAAGCAGTTTAAGTTCCCTGGCAACAAGACCAAGATAGCAACTTGCACTCGCATATTCCTTCCTGCGGCGAAGTGGGAAGAAGTGGATAAGTCGAAACTTAGTCGTAGGACGGGAGAATATTTTTACTTCCACGACATCCCTGTTTTCAGTTATTCAGGTAATGAAATAATCTTTTGTACGGATTAGGAGAAAGATGGGTAATATCCGCAGAATAAAGAAGTCTTTGAATAAGGCTGTTCCTATGATAAGACCGGCGTTGAGTTTGAGGGTTGCGAGGTCGTTCTTGTTGTTCGCAATCCTATGGAGGCCAAGAAGAAAGCCAAGCGTTTCTTGTTCTTTTTGAATAGGGCGATTTACCGGTCGAAGTTTGTTAATTACGCTGATATAATGGAAGTGAGTTTTGTGGTGCGCAAGAGGTTATTGAATGGTGAACCTATATGGAATTAGAAAACAGAAAGACAAAAGATGCCGTATAAATCAAAGGCCACAGAGAAATCTTGGGGCGTGAGGTATCGCGAGGCCAATAAGGGCAAGATAAGTGCCAGAAAGAAAGCCTACTACGAGGCTAATAAGGACAGGGTAATCGCTAAAATGAAGGCTTATTGCACTGCCCACAAGGACGAGAAGAGGTCTTACGATAAGGTACGGTATGAGGTTAATAAGGATAAAGTGAAAGCCAACCGTGAAACTAATAAGGATAGACTAAAAGACTATATGGCTGTCTACTACAAGACCAATAAGGATATATTTAGGGCTAACCACAGAAAGCGTCGAGCCTTAAAGAGTGGCGCATATCACGAACCTTATAAAGATATTGATATATATGAGCGTGATGGCTGGATGTGTGGGATATGCGGAACAAAGATAAACAGGCGACTGAAATATCCGCACCCGCGCTCAAAGAGTATTGACCATATAATTGCTTTGATTAACGGTGGCGATGATGCGCCAATAAACTTACAGCCGGCACACTTGCGGTGTAACTTAAAAAAACACGCCAGTTTTGGCGGCCAGTTAAGGTTAATAGGATAAATGCAACTTACACCCGAAGAAATAGCGATGGTTGACGCTCCTTACTGGGCGAATTTGAATGGTTTATTGATAGATGGCCGTCCATTTAGTATGGAGGGTCGTGAGTACCAGTTTGAGATGATGCGTTTTAAGACCGAGGACGGCAAGGTCAAGCATAACGAGGTCATTAAGAAGGGTTCTCAGACCGGTGCTACGATTGGCAAGTCTATTGAGATAGCTCACGGCGCGAAGTACGGTTATTATCCACAGGGTATAATTTACTTTTTCCCTTCCAAGACTGCGGTTGAGGAATTTTCCGGTAGTAGGTTCAAGCCTTTATTAAAGGACAATCACGATGTTTTAGGTAGGTTTTGCAACGATATAAATTCTGTTTACACACGCAGGATAGGGAAGACTAATGTAAGTTTTCACGGTTGTTCCGGTACTACCCTCATAGGTGGTATGGCCAAGGACTCTACTCAAGTCCGGATGACTCCCGCCGACTGGATACTTTTGGACGAGCGGGATTTATTTGACGACGAGATGGCTTCTCAGGTCAACCAGAGGCTTGGCAACTCAACAATCCGGCGCAGGAGTGATATGGGTACACCTAAACTTCCTGACGATGGTATTGACCGGCTCTATGGGAAAAGTGATATGCGTCGCTGGATGATTAAGTGTGAATCTTGCCGGAAGTTTACTTGTTTGGAGACTGAATTTCCGCAGTGTATTAAAGTGGTTGACGGTCGCGGTTTTCCTGTTTGTATTCATTGCAGCAGGGAGATTTCTCGTTCTAACGGCAGTTGGCAAATGGATTCACCATCGAGGGAGACAGTTGGTTATTGGTGTTCTCAGCTTTTGAATCCTAACAGGGACTTGGCCCAGGTTCTTAAAGAATACGACGACCCCGGCGCTTATGATACTACCGAGGCTGAGTTTCAGAGGACTGTTCTTGGCAAGGCCTATGCTCGCGCCGAGGACGTATTAAGGGAGACTGAGGTTTATCAATGCTGCACAAGCGACCAGATGGCGTATTCTCACGATGGCCCGTGTGCAATGGGTTTTGATGTAGGTTATCCGCTTCTCCACGTTATCATAGGGCACAGGATAGGTAATGACAGATACAGGATAATTAAGCTGGCTCGTGTTCCCGACTGGAACACTTTGCACGATTTGGCCAAAAGATTCAATGTTAAGGCCACTGTCGGCGATGCGATGCCGGAGAGTCATAAGATACGGGAATGGGGCAAGAAAGAGGCCGAATATGGTAATACGGTGTATCCCTGTTATTGTACACCTCATCTGAAAACTTTTGATAATTGGGGTACGGACAATATCGTAAAGGTGAATCATACCGATATATTCGATGAGACCCATCAGATGGCGATTAATCCCGGCCGGATGTTAATTCCGCGCCGATGTAATGAGGTTGACATTTTCGTTCATCAGATGTGCAATCGCGCCAAGTTCTTAGAGACGGACACTAAGGGTAATGTTTCTTATCGCTATAAGAAGACCGGCGACAAGCAAGACCATTACCGGAGTGCCTTGAACTTCTTTTTCTTAGCGTGTAAGAAAGTCGGAATCCCTGAAGTACACAGAAAGAAACAGAAGGAAGTTACGCAAAATATGGAGTTTCATTTATAGGTGATAAAATGCCGGTAAGAAAATCAGGAAGTAAGTGGAAAATGGGTTCAAAAACTTTTCGCAGTAAGGCAAGTGCCGAGCGAGCGTATTCTGCATATCGAGCTAAAAAACATAAGAAATAGGAGAACATAATGACCAGAATAGACAAAGAAGCATTGAAAGCAAAGAAAGAGGCGGCAAGGGCTAATCAGTATCCGAGGAAACCGGAACCAGTGCCAGAACCCGCACCGGAGCCTAAGCCGGTTAAGAAGGCTAAGAAAAAAGTGGTTAAGTCTCGACCCAAAAAGAAGGTGAAAAAGAAAACTAAGAAGCGCAGGAAATGAGAGCGGGTGAAACAGAATCTTATCTAAAGCAGTATTTTTGGAAAGCCGGCGGCACGATAATTACTCAGCAGGCTTTGCTCGGCGCATCTGCGCTTACTCACGCCGCCGCCAAGGCTTTGGTTGCCGCCAAGAAGGTCTTAATAGAGATTCCTCAAGGCTGGCTGGCGATGGAGTTGCGGTTTTACAGCGATGCTGCTGCCAATACTTCTGATGTAATTCAGTTGTATATGGCTTCGACTTCTGATTCCAATCCCGACCATTACAGACATTTTGCGCAGCTTACTAATCTGGTAGGTACGCAGGAGTACGGCAGTAATAAATTCATAGATACTATTACCCCTGTCGATATGTGGCTTTCTCGAAACAAAGCTGTAAGCCCTGCAAACAATACATTTGGTAGTTATATTTTTAATACTCACGGGCACAGTCATATTTTGGGTATAGTGAGCACACTTAATTCGACAACTTTAGGTGTGGAGTACAAAAAGGTATGAGTAACGAAATAGCACACGGCTACGACAGCGCAGCGACTTTGTATGCTCATATATACAGGTTCAGCGATAAATATATTTACAGTACAACCAATAGTGCGTTTGAGGCCGTAGGGACGTGGAATGACGCAAGGGCGCAAGCGTGTGACGTAGCAATGACGGCGGCGGGCGATACTCATTTTGCCAATTTCCCGTCAGTGGCAAGAGGAGTATATTTTGTGTTAATAAAAGTTCAGGCAGGCGCTAATCCTGATACTGACGACAGAGAGGCCGGTCAGGGCGTTATCTATTGGGATGGAGCAAAGGAAATTGATGTATTTACTGAAATGATGTCTTGGTTAAAGAATGGGTAAACTAAAAGGAAAAAAGCTAAAATACAAAGGTGCTGGCAAAGGCAGTAGGCGCAGGCCGACTAACGAAAAGAAGTATCGGGAAAATTACGAAAAAGCGTTTGGGAAACACGAGGCTAAAGATGGACAAACAAAAACAACGGCTTAAAAAAACGACAGCGGAATTATTCTCTGAAGGGATGGCTGCTAAAATAGCGAGCAGAATCATTGTTAAACAGGGTGGATTATTTCTTGCCGGTGAAGGGGGCGGCCCTCTGTCTGTCTTGGCGCAGGGTGATGAAGGGCCACAAGGCGCAAGAGGGCCGCAAGGTGCTAAGGGTGAACAGGGCAACAGGGGACTCATCGGTTTGTCTGGAGAATCTGGCCCGGCTGGGTCAGGAGGTGCCAAGGGTGTTAAAGGCGATAAGGGCAACTCTATAATTGGCCCGCAGGGTAAAAAAGGCGATAGAGGCGAAGATGCCGTTGGAGTTAGAGGCCCGAAGGGCGACAGGGGCGGAAAAGGTGATAGGGGTCTTCCCGGCCCCCGTGGAACAATGGGATTGACAGGCGATAAAGGTATTCCCGGCGCACAAGGCACACAGGGCGCACCAGGCAAGGCGATTCGTGGCGATAAGGGAGAGTGCGGTGAGCAGGGCGAACCGGGTATCATACCAACAGAAGTCCTTAATATAATAAATCGAATAGCCAATCTTGAAAGGAAATTACTATGACTGGTGGTAGACCAAAAATACAAACTCCCGCAGACCCGGCCGCAAGTCCTCAACCCATTCCTGGTCGTGAGGAAGAGGAGGCCAAGAAGAAAGTCAGGCAGAGAGCAAGGCGTGGCGGTAGGGAAAGTACGATACTTGCCGGCAGAATGACTGCTCAACGGAATAATATCCTTAAAACCGAGTTGGGTTGAAAATGGCAAACGTAGAAGATTTGATAAAACGAATGGCGCGGTTCGAAGAGGACAGGTCGAACTTTGATTCTCAATACCAGGACTGCGCAGATTATGCAATGCCTCAAAACAACCAGATTACCCGCAAAAAGGCTAAGGGCCAGGTAGAGGACGACTTATTTGATACCACTGCTGAAGAATCTCTTATCCAGTTAGCGGCGGGTCTTTATTCGTATATGTTCCCAACTGAGGGCAGGGCTTTTGTTTTAGAAGTTGACGACGATGAGTTATCTGAAAATGATGAAGTGAAACAATGGCTGGAAAAAACCACAAAAGTCATACATAAATTTTTAGTAAGCTCTAATTTCCGGCAGGCGTTTTTTGAGTTCCTGAAACAGTTGGGTTGTTTTGGTACTGCGTGTCTCTACGAGGAAAAGGGCAAGAAGACCCCTATTGTGTTTATAAACTTTCATATATCCGGGGTTTACATAGCCACAAATTCCGATGGTATAGTTGATACAGTCTTTAGGCCTTTTGAATATACTGCTCGTCAGGCTGTTCAGGAGTTCAAAATAGATAACCTCGGCGATAAGATAACCACTGCATATAACAGTCCTGAACAACGGGACAAGAAATTCAAATTCATCCACGCCGTATTCCCAAGAGAAGAGTACGACCCGGAAAAAGACGACCCTGTAAATATGCCGTTTGTTTCTATATATATTTCCCGTGATGAGAAACTACAAATCAGCGAAGGCGGCTATCCGGAACTGCCATATCAGGTTGACAGATTTGATAGGGACGCTCAAGAGGAATACGGTCGGTCGCCGACAATGAAGAAACTGCCTGATATTAAAATGGTCAACGCTATGCAGAAGACCCGTATTAAGGGATGGGAGAAACAGGTTGACCCGCCCGCTTTAGTGCCGGACGATGGTTCTATATGGCCTATGGCTACTCAACCCGGTGGGGTTATCTTTTATCGTGCTGGTGGTGATAAACCTGAATACTGGGAGTTTAAGGGTAATCTCAATGAAATGGAAAAAGCCATCCTTACTATCCAGCAGAGTATTCAAAAAGGTTACTTTATTGATATGTTCGACCCGTTGATTGACCGTCAGAATATGACCGCCACGGAGGTAATGGCAAGGGTGGAGCAGAAGATGAGGTTCTTAACTCCGATTATCGGGAGACTCCAAAGTGAATTATTCAATCCTATGATTAACAGAATTATCGGGATATTATCAAAACAGAACAAATTACCTGAAATGCCTAAAGAGTTGACGGAGCAAGAGTTCAGTGTAATGTATCTTGGCAGGCTTGCCTTGGCGTTAAGGACGTTAGAGTCTGAAGGTTTAGCACAATTATTGCTTGAATGGGCGCCGATGGCTGAAATATCTAATCACTTAGACAACCTTGATACTGATATGGCCTTTAGGGACTCGGCAAGGAATCGTGGTGTACCTGCTACGTGGCTGAAAGATACGGATACGGTTAAATCCGACAGAATAAAGAGAGAGCAAGCTGCACAGCAGGCGGCGCTTATGGAACAAATACCAGACTTTGCAAAGGCCTCAAAGGCGGCGGGGACGAAACCAGAAGAAGGTTCAATTACGGAAGGATTGATAAATGCAGCAGCCTAAAATAGAATTAACAGATGAACAAAAGAAAATAGTTGCAGAACGAATACATCGCTCTGCAAGTATGCAGAGGACGTTTAGTGGTGTAGATGGTAAGTTTTCGCTTAAAGAGATTGACATACTGACCCATTACAAGGGCAATACGTTTGACCCTAATTCATATAAGGCTGCATACAATGCAGGGCAGCAGTCTGTCGCGGTTTTTATACATAATTGTATAGACCAGGATATTGACGAAGCACAAAAACTTTTAGGAGAAAAGAAATGAGAATGAAATGTAGATTTTGTGAAAACAAGCGCAAAGAAGGTGTGGAATGGTATGATGACGATTATTGTAGCGGCAAATGCAAGATTGCTGATGGCGGAGTAGTTGCGCCGGTAGCCGAACGTATCAAAACTTCTGGTACAGTGGCTTCGCTGGACGATTATTATCTTGACTACCCCAAGAAACTTGGCCAAAAAGATGCACGTGGCCAGAGGATAAAGGGCCGTATGCCAAAGCGGTATCGGCGCAGGTTTGACCCTGAGAAACTTAATTGGGATGAACCACTTAATGCTCCAGACCTTAAACAGGCAGGATTCAGGGCCAATCGAAAACCGATACCGGGCGACTATGATTTTGCGGAACAGGAGGTGGAAAATGAAGAAACTAACTGATTATTTCAGGCGTGGATTTTTGCCGCTTTACAGTTTTGCCGATGATGATGGCGGAGGCGGAGGCGGAGGCGGAGGCGGAGGCGGAGGCGATGCCCCGACAAGTGTTGTGAACACTGATGGTACTTTTGTCGAGAATTGGAATGACAAGTTCGGTGAAGAAAACAAAGCTCATCTGTCGAGATATAAGACTTTCGACGACCTTGTGAATTCTCACGTAGCAACGAAAAAGAAGTTCGGGAAAAACCCCGATTCGCTGATTGAAATACCGACTGAACATTCTTCCGATGAAGTCAAGGCCGCTTTCAAGAAGGCCCGTGGTGCGCCTGATAGTATAGATGCTTACGAATACGCTTTGTCAGATGAAATGGCGGTAAAGCTCGGTCCTCTACGAGACGAACTGATGGCAAAGGTGAAAGACCACGCCCACAAACAGGGATGGAGTCTGCAGGAGTTTAAGGCAAATCTCGATTTGTATCACGATATAATGTCTGGTGATATAGACGCTTTTGGCGAGCAGACCACCAAGCAGACCGCAGAGGCCGCGGAAAAAGCCGCAACTGAACTCAAGCAGTTATGGCTTGGCGACTACGATACGAAGGTTCAACGCGCCCAAAGTGTTATGGAAAAATACGGCGGAGTGGATGCTGTGGCAGAGTTGAATTTACAGAACTCACCTACTTTGATTAAGTTCCTTGATAATATCGCAGAGTCTATGTCCGAAGATACCCTGAAAGGTCTCAAGGGTTCACCTGCATCAACAACGGCGAATATAAAAACCCAGATAGCTGAGATTCGCACCAGAATGGATAAGATAATAAAAGACAATCCCTCCAACTTCAAAGGGAATGTTGAATTTAAGGATTTAATGAAGAGAAAATCAGAATTGTATAAATCAATGCCGAAATAGGCATTTACTTCAGATTACCGCATTTTATGCGCCCTGATGCTTAGTGCTAAAGTAGCACCGCCCTAACGAGGCGAAAAAGCGCAGGAAAGCCCCGCAAGGATTACCTTTCCGTCCGTAGAATTTAGACAATTTTAACGTTTTTGGAAAGGAAAATCCTATGAGTATTTCAATGAGTTACAGCACGCCGAACTTCTTCGTTGATGAGTTTCACGATGATTTATATCACGTTTGTCAACAGAAGGAATCTCGGTTTGCGCGGACGGTACGTACCGAATACGGACTTATCGCCGCAGAAGACAAAGCCTTTGATATGATGGACGAGTTTGAGTTGCAGGAGAAGACAGGCAGAAGTCCTGTAACTCCCACTCTTGACCCTTCCACTCAAAGGCGATGGGTTACAACCACACCGTATCACCAATCTGTACGATACGATAAGGATGATGACCTTAGTATTAAACTTGAATTGACGGGCGATTTCGTTACCGCTTTCAGGCGTGGCGTAAACCGCAAAAAGGATGACATTGTAATCGCTGCGTTTGAGGCTGCAACCACTTCAGGCCGTAGGGCCGGAAGTACAATCACGTGGGCTTCGCAGGGGGGTAACACTGAATACACCGGACTGAACACCGGACGTACTATTCATCACGACAGCGATGTTGGCAACTGTAGTGCTTCTGATACTGGTATGACAACCGAGAAGATTGAGCTTGCCCTTGAGTATTTCTCCAATAACGAAGTTGACGACGACATTCCTATCTGGTGTGCAATTTCACCGAGACAAGCTACAAATCTCTTTGGTCAGGAAGAGTATGTCAACGTGGATTACAATGACCAGAAGCCTCTTACTATGGGTCGGTTGCTCGGCAACTGGATGGGCGTCAACTGGATAAGCACGCCTAAGATAGTCCTTGGTTCGCAAAATGACACCAACGGCAATACCAATGTGTTTGAATGTTGGTGCTGGGCGCAGGATGGGATGATTCTCGGCGTAGCCGATGAATTGACTATCGAGATTGACAGATTACCCACCCATTCTTATTCACAACAGGTTTACGTCCATATGAATATGGGCTGTATGAGATTCGACGAAGACAAAGTTATCAAAATCGAATGTGAAGTATAAACTTAATTTTGGCTGAATAGTCCAATTTTTTGAAAGGAAAAAATTATGAGTTACGATAATTTATTTTTGGGTTCGACCACAGTGCCGAACCACACACAATGGCGAATCAAGGCTGAAAATCTTCTGGCTGATTGTAATATATGGACACCAACTGTGGATAAAAGATTTCCACTTGGTGCTATTGCAGAAGCAAGAGATGGTCGTATGTGGCGATATGCCAAAGCCGCTGCAACTGAAATTGCAAAAGCATCTTTAACATCTGCTGCTACCCCAGACGCACAACAAATTGATTCACTGATTCAAACAGCCTATGGAGCGTCTGCTGGAGTCAAGAAGTTTGATGTTTTGCTTACCACTGCCAACTTGTTAGTAGCCGATGATTTGATTGATGGGTGGCTATTGGTTGGTGATGGTGGTACGGCAATGAGTGATATGTACCTCATCAAGAACGCCAAATGGACAACCAGCGATACCGTCCTGAATGTTGAAATAGCAGATGCAGGTGGATTGCGTAATGCTATTGCAGCTACTGATGATATTGTTGTGTTTGCGAACAAGTGTTTTGAAACAGTGGTTAGTCCAGTTGACCCTGTATCTTCTTTGGTTGGTGCAACAATGACTATCATTCCAGCGTCGTATTACTATTGGGCACAATTCAGGGGTTACTGTGCCATACTGTGCGATGATACTGATACTCTTGTTGCAGGTGATATAGTATGTTCGTCTGAGCAAGTTACTGGTACGGTTCACCTTAACGATGCACTTACGGACGATGTTCCGATTGGTATTTGTATTTATATCTCGGCAACGGACGAGTGTACCATTGTGGATATGTTAATCCCATAAAGAAAGGAGTACAAAATGAAACGTTTATTTACAATTTGTTTAGTTTTACTGCTTTGTGCTTCTGCTACTTATGCAAGAAAAACTACACAAGGCGACGATTCGACTGCGATTGCTGTGGTAGATGGGATTGTTGACGACATCCTAATACTTAGTAGCGACATCTTGGCGTCTAACAAAGTGGGTGGTGATGTATTTTATGTCAACAGTAACGCAACTGGTTCTGGTACTGGAGCCGATTGGACTAACGCAGAGGTAACAATCGAGGCGGCTGTAGATGATTGCACCGCAGGCGCAGGAGATTGGATAATGATTCATCCTTCTCACGCCGAGGATGCTGGCACTGCTTTTGTTGACCTTGATAAGACCGATGTTACCGTTTGGGGCATTGGTAATGGTACTCGTTTACCTACAGTGAGTTACAAGGTATCAACTGACACGTTTATTATAGGCGCTACTGGTGATGGTACTAAGGTTCACGGTATTAAGTTCATCGCAACTGTTACGGCGGTAGCAAGTGCTATTGTCGTAGAGGCCGGATGTACTGACTTTGTTATCGAAGATTGTGTATTCGAGAGTGAAACTTCAGGTACTGACGAGTTTGTTGATACCATTTATGTATCAGGAACAGCCAGTGATAGAGGTACAATCCAACATTGCAGATTCAATAGTGATATAGGTGCTAATGCAGGCCCACAAGCGTCTATTAACTTTATTGACTGTGATTATCTTCAAATCATAGACAATGAGTTTTCTGGTGATGTTGCCGTTGCTCACATCCAGAATGAGACTACAGCCTCGAATTTCATCACGATTAAGGACAACAGGATTATGTGCGGTTACATCGGCGACGCTGCAACTACTTTAGATGTTACTCCTGGCATAACACTTGTAGCAACAACTACCGGATGGATTCAGGATAATTTCGTTGTTACAAATGTTGCAACTCCTGACTTGGCTATTGTTGCTGCTGACTGTTATCTCTCTGGCAATACCTACACTGAGCTTCAGGGCAGTGCGTTTGCAGCCGTAGGTATTGGATATGTCCCTGGTAGAGAGTATGTAGTAAATATGACTATGCCAGCCGCTGATGACGATAATTTGTTTACCATTGCTGGCGGGCCTGTTTTGATAACCAGTTTATCTTTCTATTGTACAACTGATGTTGATGGGACGAATACCTGGACTATCTGGTTAGATGCCACTGACACCCAAGACGTTGAGCTTTCTTCTGCTGTTGATGTAGCTGCCGCAAACGATGGCGACCGGATATTGTTTGATGGCGCAAATCCTGCTGCGATATTACTATTGGCTCAAACTGCTAACGTAGGTAGCGCTAACTTGATGAACCCTTGGTACTGTGAACCGGGCGTGATAGCCCTTATCAACGACGACAGTGCCCAAGCTGGTGTATTCGATGTCTATATGACTTTCATCCCTCTGAAAGCAGGCGTAACAGTTACACCAATGTAAGTTTTAATGGGGACGGCTTTTACACCGTCCCCTTATTTTTAAGGAACACAAAATGAAAAAACACACAGGAAAAATAGCCATAGCCGCATTGCTCATTATAGCTTGTATGGTTATTGTTTACGTGGTATCTCCTGCCTTTGCCGTTGTCAGGTCATACGACCAGGATGTTCAGACAATTTCAATGGACTCTGTATTATCTGGCGCTACAGACGATATGTTCACTGTTACCGGTGGCCGGATTGAGATTGTATCTTTATTTGGCGAGTGCACCACGTCTATTGGAACTGTTGGTGTTACCGACATATATCTTGACGCCACTGCCGGTGCAGCCTACGACCGTGATTTTTGCACAGCAGTAGATATTGATGCCTTGGTTGCAGGAGGTATTGTTACGTTCACTAACGCCGTAAGTGAGGGTGTATTGACATTTGTGGGAAAGCAAGGCGCAGGGCAAACTTTAAGTTGGTTCTGCTCGCCGGGTGTAATTATATTAGACCCCGCCACGACTTCTACTGGTAAAATCACTTGGTATATGTCTTATCGAAAACTTGAAGCGGCGGCAGTAGTAACAGCGAATTAAGGAGCTTATTATGTCGATGACCGACAGTGCCCAAAACATCGCCCTTGCGAATGAATCTCTTGGCTTATTGGGAGCAGAAGCAATAACTGTTGGCGCAACAACTGAACAGAATTATGTTTATTGTGTAACATTCTTCGATGACGCAAGGGATGAGATACTCACTGCCCACAGGTGGAACTTCGCTAAGAAAAGGGCTTTTGCTATACAAACTACCGACCCGCTATTCGGGTATGACAACGCTTTCACCCCACCCTCAGATTATCTGAAAATCTTACAGATAGAAGAAGACCAGCTTGCCGAGTTTGAGGTTGAAAACGCTTTAATACTGACCGATGAGGGTACTGCTCCTTCTGATTGGGCAGACGAAACGGCTTACCTTGCAGGTAAATATATATCAAATGATGACGTAACTTACCTTTGTATAGTAGCCCATACTTCCGGCGATGCCGATGACGAGCCTGGTGTCGGTGCTGACACAGCTACTTATTGGACTTCTCAAGTAGGTGATTATTCGACCCTTAAAGTCGAATATATCTATCAGCATACTACTTTCAGCACGTGGCCGGTGTATGCCAAACAGTGTCTCGTTCTCAATCTCGCCCGAATGTTATGTTCGCCGATAAAGCAAAGCGAAGATGTATCGTTGAATCTTCAGGCTATGCTTTATGGTAGCAGGAAGGTTACGGGTTATCTTGATATTGCACGTTCTCTCGATGCTCAAGAAGGTGGGGCGATAGCTATAAAGACTAATAAATGGTTAAACGCACGTCGGTCTGGACGAGTCAGGGGGCGAATATAATGCGTAAGATATGTTTGGTATTTTTATTATGTTCGGTTGCATTTGCTGAAAACCCGTACAGAATATTCAATAATTTTAATAGTGGTGAATTGTCTCCATTATTAGGCGCCAGAGAAGATTTAGTCAAATATCAGGCTGGCTGTTCTATAATGGAGAATATGATACCCTTACCACAGGGTGGGGCGATGAAGCGACCTGGCACGAAATATATCGCTGAGGTCAAGACTTCTTCTCTTGCTACGAGGATTCTGCCATTTGAGTTTTCAACTTCGCAATCATATATAATCGAAGCGGGCAATCAGTATATGCGATTTTATACTGATAGTGCGCAAATCACAGACGGTGTGGGGAGTGAGGATTTAAGTGCTCATACTGCTAATATAGTTGGTCATTGGAAATTGAATGATAATGAGGCCGATGGTGTTGTCTTGGACGCCGATGGTGCTACGCATAATTTGGCATTGAACAGTGGGAATACAGAAGATGTTTCCGAAACAGGCAAAGTTAGTACGTGTTTGAATTTAGGCGGTACTATTGTCGCCGCCGTTGCTGACCACGGAGATTTTACTTTCATAGAAGGAACTAATGGCGATTTTAGTATTGCTGCCTGGATTTACGTAATACCAGCTTCCGGCAGTGCGCATATCTTAACGAAGTGGAATACCACTGCGAAAAGGGAATGGCTTTTTGCTATCAGTGCAGACAATAAATTACAATTATGGCTTGCGGATGAAAGCGCAGGTAAATTCCCGTATCGTACTTCGGATGCAGTATTGACAAATGGCTGGCACTTTGTATGTTGTACTTATGAAGGCGAGAATGGTTCGTGGTCTGGTGCGACTGCGGCTAATTTTATTACATTATATGTAGATGGTGTAGCAGTTGACAGTACCGCTACGAATGACGCCAGTTATGTAAAAATGGAGGACCTTACTGGCGCACTTACTCTTGGTGGTTTCTTGGTGGGGGCGACATATTCGGGAATATGGCCGGATAAAATAGATAACGTAGCCCTGTTCAAAGATGTTTTAAGTGCGGTAGAAATAGCTGCTTTATACTCAACAACTCCCCTTGAAGAAACCACTCCATATTTAACGGCGGACTTATTTAATCTTAAATACGAACAATCTGCTGATGTGTTATATATTACCCATCCTGATTACGAAACGAGGGAACTGTCTCGCATCAGCGATACGGCGTGGACATTAAGTGTTGCTGACGTACAAACCGGGCCGTTCAGGACGCAAAATGCTGATATTGCCAAAACAATAGCCGCTGACGGTACAACAGGAAGTGTAACCCTAACTGCATCAGGCCATACCCCTTTTGTTGCCAGTACCACAGCAGGCCATATACCGAGCGGGTCTATTGCTACAAGTAAATCCCAAACAGGGTCGCTATTCAAATTAGTACATCCTATTGAAACTTTGGCTTTTGCAGATACGTTAGAAGATGATTACACTGCCGACCAAACAGAAGGGGTAAGTTGGATGTCGTGTGGGACACTTTATAAGGGCGCAGAATGGACGTGGACTACGGGCGGAACATGGTTGGGTACAGTTGAGGTTCAAAGAAATTACACAATAGGCGCAGCTCACGGCGCTGCTGGCTGGGAAACTGTGCTGCCATTTAAGGGAGTTACCACTGCGAGGAATGTATCAACCTCTGGTACAGAAGACGATGGCGATGCTGATTACAGAATAATATTCACAGATGATACAAGCGGTACAATAGAAGCCTACTTTACAACAGACCAAACAGAGCATATCGGTATTGCCGAGATTACGGCGGTTGCCTCCGCAACTTCCGCCACAGCCACAGTATTAACAACTCTTGCCTCGACAGATGCTACCTATAAATGGTCGGAAGGCGCGTGGAGCAATTATAGGGGCTGGCCGCAAACGGTAACATTCTTTGAGGACAGGCTTACATTCGGCGGTAATACTGCACAGCCTGATACTGTTTGGGCTTCGGTTACAAGTGATTATGGAAACTTTACAGAAGGCGCTGAAGATGATGACGCCCTGAATTTCACTTTGTCATCGAGACAGGTCAATGTAATCGAATGGATAATTGGTAAGGATAAGATACTTATAGGCACTTCCGGCGGTGAGTGGACTTTGGATGGTGCGGCGGATGAACCATTAACTCCGTCCAGTGTTAAAGCGACACAACAGTCAACCTATGGCAGTGCCAATCTTCAGGCTGTATTAGCTAACGAAAGTGTGTTATTCTTTCAACGTGGCGCAGAGAAAATGAGGGAACTGGCTTATAATTGGGAACTTGATTCTTACGTTGCGCCGGATATGACTATTTTGGCTAACTTTGTTACGGATGGGGGGATAGATGATACAGCTTTCCAGAAGACACCGGATTCTATTCTTTGGTGCGTAAGAGGCGATGGCGAACTTCCAATCTTTTCGTATGAGAGAAAAGAAAACATAACAGCGTGGTCAAGGATGGTAACACAGACCAATCTTGCTGGTACATTAACCGATTCCGATTTCGAGTCCATTGCAAGAATAAGCGGCGACCCTGAAGACGAGGTATGGGCTGTAGTAAACAGAGTTGTCGATGCTTGCACCGTAAGATACATCGAACAATTCCAACCCAGAGATTT